AGGTCAATGGCCATCAATTGACGGAAGTAGGTAAAGTCCGAATCTACTTCTGCGCGAATCGCACGAACTGCATCACGAACCGGGATGCGGCTACCATCTTCATAAGTGAAGAACTGCACATCCTGGCCGTTGGAAGCAATGGATTTGAAGCGACCGATGATGAACCCGCGATTGGCGCGTAATGATGCCTGCTCTACTGTTTTAAACCATGCTGCAAATGTTGCGCTGGAAACCAAAGCAGAACTAGGGATTGCTAAGCTGGCAGGAAGGGCAATAACGCCAATCTGCCGAAGCAACTTGTATCCGCACGTAGCAAGACCGACATTCCCGGTACTGCTCCCGCCGCAGGATACTTCATTTAAACTATTTACTGGCATGTTGTTTTAGTTTTTTTGATTAACAAATTTGTGTGCTGTCATAGGACAGGTTGAAGTTGATACGGAAGCAATGGAACGGGTGCATGTCTCGGTGCTTAATGCTCTCTGGCAAGCGCCACCCTGCATACTCTGCAAATACTCTGTCAATGCCTGTTATGGTGCTGATTGTGGCCTCTGAATTGCCGATGTACTTAACTATGAAATTGGATACATCTACTCTAACCTCTTCATCTGCTCTATGGTCAATAGATGGCTTTATTTTCGGAATGTTCACCCAAAATATAAGGCTTACCGATGCTGAATTGAGTAGCTTGTAATCGTTCTTTTCATAGTGGAAGAAAGAAAGCGCATTCACCTTGTCATTTAGGTAGACATCTTTGTAATCCTTGCCGCCTGTGTAGACTTCAGGGATAAAGCCATCTACTTTAGGCTTCTGCGTTTTGTACGCACGACCATAGCAATCATATTCACCATCACTAGCAAGGTTCCACTTAGAGTATAATTCAGCGTACATAGCCAGCTGCAATGATTGTATTGCTGCGTCTACACCTACTGGATTATTCTTTGTGACTACCATAGATAGGACTTGTTTATGATCCTGTTTTTAGAAGTTGCGGCGCTTTCAGGGAAAAGAATATTGATAGCGTTGGCAATTGCTTTTTTAAGCAGCGCTACATAACCAACAAAGGCAGTCTCGCCATCGTTGAACTTGTAACCTGAAAGCAGGTATCTTATTGATACGCCATATTCTTTCATGGCCCTTTCGTTAAGATTGCTACGCGCTGAACTGTCCTCTAATTCCAGTATATCAACCACCATTTGCAGCCCGATAACCTCATCAAATACGCTTACTTTGGCGCTAATCCTGCCGCTGTAATCAGTGCCGCTAACATCGGTTTTTACACCATTGCCGTCAGTCTGATAATATGCCCTGTCGTTTGTATCGAAAATGGCATTAAGCACTTTTAACACCGCTTGTTGCTTGTATTTGTAGATTTCGGCATTGAAGCATTCATTGTCCATGTCAGGCGTAGGGAGTACATCATATATATTCTGCACTGTGACTAACTTATGGAAGCTATCAAAGAATCTACCGGAATCACTCTTCAGATTTTCGTCTGTAAGAGTAACCCCAGTAGATTCTATTGGGCTAGACCATCCTATCCGGTCAACCAATGATTGTATGGCTTCAGGGCTGTACATTATACAAATGACGCTTGTACGGTTTCAGTAGTTAAAACGCAAACCGAATCAATGTCAACGGCAGGGAAAGCGTTAAGCTCACAGCCTGTCCATTCAGCGATCGGGTCTGTGTCGCGCCACTTGCTTACAAGAGTACGACCGTACATAGCGTAGGAAACCTGCTGCGCCTTGATACGCTCTTCAACCGCAATAGCATTTGCAAGCGTTCCGATCGTTCCATTAGGGATGAAGGAAACATTTGTTGCAGCGAACGGACGGTAGTAGCCAATCACACCATCGGATTCAATGCCAGATGTGTAATCAATAACCTCAATCGGTGGCAGCATGTTTGCAATCAGGTATTCATTCATCGCGTTAACGGTGATTGCGCCTGGTGCATTCTGCTTGTACCCCCAGAAGGTGTTCATTGCGGCCTTTACCTTGGCATTCTTCTTCATGTTGATCCACAATTCCATTGGAACGAGAATCTTGCCGAACGTCTTGCCACGACTGTTCTTGTTCTTCAGCACAAAGTTTTCGATGTCTGCGAATGGATCCGCATCTGTTGCGTTTGACCATACCGTAGGCACACCTTGCTTTTGGTAAGACTGAGCCAGCAAATCAACTGTGCCGTAAGCCACACCATCAGGATTGTTTGTTATGTTAACATCAACCTGAAGAGTAGAAAGGATCTGCAAAAGCATGATGTCAATACGCTTGTCCGGGGCTACTGCCGCCTTGGTAACGTCATCATAAAGCAAGTCCATTAGGATCTGCTTGCGGCCTGCCGGGTCCATAACTGTGCTTTCAAGCATCATCATGTTACGGAAATCCTGCTCAGTCATTGAAAATTTCTGAGTGATAGATGGGATTTTACCCGTGTATACATCAGCTTTATTCCTTGAGCGGATTGGCTTCTTGCTGCCTGGATCAACAATGGATGCTGCTGCTTCAATACGGTTGCGGCCTATTACAGCTTCAAACGTAAGTGATGCAGAAGGAACGCCAACGGTAAGATATCTGCGCCAAACACTTTGGGCATTCATATCCGCCAGGGCATTGTCAATAAGAACTTGTAGGTTCTGCGATTCGGCTAACGAGCCGAAGAAAGATGGTACAACTGCCATAATTATCTATTTTTATTGCTTGCTTATAAGGCTTGCAGCTGTTATTTAGATTGTGAGAAAAGAATGAACTTCAACCCAGCTAAGGCAGCTACACTGGCATTATAAAGCGGCATCCTGCGCGCATATACTGTGCCGCGTACAACAGCTGAAAGGCTAACCTTTACGCCTGATGCTTCAACCCGTACATCTTCGTATAGAAGGCCGTTTGCTGCTGGTAATGCTGATGCTGTTGCGCCTGTTGCCGTTGAAGCATACAAGTCATCGCCAGCCGCTACTGCACCAATAGTTGTGCCCACTGTGATTGTGTCGTAAACTGCGCTTGTAGTTGTATCGATCGCTGTGATAGGATACGCCTTGCCGCCTGGTACACCAGAAGCCAGATAGTCACCAACCTTTAGGGACCCACCTTTCGCGACCTGATAGGTTGTTGCTGCGCCGCCTGCTACTGCATAAGCCGTTGCCGTTGCCATAACCGTTGCTGTTCGCGCGGCTTCATCATATACCACCAATGATCCTGCGGGCAGGATTGTGCCTTCCTGTAGGCCTGTGTTTGCGAGCAAAAAGCCACCGGCCAATTGCTCAGGGAAGCCTTGCCAAATCGGGATGCTTCCTGTTGCGAGTTTGCTTGAATAGCCTAAAGCCATAAATTAGTTTTTAGATGTTGTTAGAGCCTCACTTTTGTTCTTAGCGAATGAAGCCAAATCGCTATCAACTTTACCCTTGTTGCCCTTTTCAGCTGCACCACCCATAATCCCATTCATGCTCGGAGTGTCCCCACCGATATCATTCAGTTGGTTCTCAGTTTTGAATTGGGAATAATCGGTATCCAACTCGCTTAACGCCGCATCATAGTCCGCATCTGTTGCGGGAATTGAGCGCTTGATCCAAGCCTCGGGAATTCCCTTTTCTTTAGCGTCCTTCCTGAATCGCTCAGCAATGGATTGCTTTGTCTTATCAGCTTCAAAGGATGAGAGCTTTTCAGTAAGCGATTTATTCTGCTCCACCAATAATTTAGCCCATGCGGGCATTGTTGGATCTTCAGTCACTTCCTCTGGCTTTTCATCTTTCTTGCCTGACAATAAGTCGGCTGCATCCTGTTTAGTCTTTTCAGTTGCTGCTTTAACAGCCGCATCCTTTGACTTCATGTACTCTAAAACGTCATCTTCTCGGTCATCGATAAAATCATCAATAGCGTCGTCGTCGGCGATCTTAGCAGCCCATTTTGTAGCAATGCTTTCCTTGTAGTTCTTGTCCACGCTCTTGCCCTTAAACTTAGTATTAAGTGCGGCGAGTACCTTAGCCCTATCTGCTGGCATTATATAGTAAAGTTTGTTTCAGTAAAAGTAAATGCAATATTCAATGACTTAAACAGAAATTAGTTGAATTAGATAGAATGACGTACTTTAGCGTACCAAGTACGTACCAATATGGCTAATAAAAGACAACGTTTCGACGGGAAATTTCATCCAATGCTCATGCAATGGCTACGTGAGCAATCGATAATTACAAACCGATCGCTTAATAATATTGTTGAAACAACCTTGCTGGAAAAGAGCGGTATTACACTAGCAGAAGGGACATTTCACAGCCCAAAAACCTACCCGTTACCCGCTGACAATCAGTCATAAAGATATTTCTTTACTGATCGGAAATTGCTTTATAAAAAGCGATATTAAAACCTAATCCCAAGACTATTCTAAACACTAAACCCTGCCCGATTAAGAACAGGGTTTTATAATGCAGATCACCTTGGTTACTCGCCTATGTTCGCTGGCTGTGCGCTTTCTGCTTTTATTTGCTTTTGTATTTGAGTGTAGGTTATCTCTGGGTCATCGCTTATCCTTGTGTATGCAATTGATTCTTTATGAGTCATCACCGGCAGCCCACCGTTAGCCTTCTGAGCTATGGTTATCCTATCATCATCACTATCAAGCTTAAATAAGTTGAATGCAGGTTTGATCCTAACCGATTCCGCGCCGCCGTATCCTGGCATACTTGAAATTGCACTAATCAGAAAATTCAATCTGCGCTGTATACCTTCCCCATACCAACCATTGTGACCTCTCATTGCTTTCATGTGGGCAGAAATGAGCATCCTTTCTAGTGCCGCGCCTGATACCTCACCAAGGTTTTTCATCTCTTCAAATGAAAGATTAGGCGTTGCCGTGATAGCGAATATTGTTTCTTTTAGGAAGTCTTTTTCAAAGATGATAGGTTCAGGCTTGCCATTGCGTTCTACAAATTTCAGGTCTGAAGTACCATTACCTTCCAAATACTTGCCAGTCTCACCCTTTGCAGGCATGTCAATGGTATCGTCTGTTTTCCCAAAGAGTATAGGATTGCCGGTATAGTCGTTATTGTCGCCATAAATGCTCATTACCTTTTCCTGGCGCTCAATAAGATCCTGTACGTCGTGCCACTCAGTTTGTTCTCTTGGCCAGAAGATGACAGGTATTTTACCGTAGATTAATTTTTTAGTATCTTTTCTTACCCCCCATGCGCCACCAGACTTAGAGAAATACCTAATGGCATCTTTCGTGTAAACATCGAGGCATTCGATCTTTTCCCTTGTCTCAAACAATAATCCAAAGGCGATCATATCAAGATCTTCGCCCCAAATAGGGATGAATTTGTACCCATCTGAAGGCCGGTAAATTCGCACCTTCATCTCCCCGCCAACTCGGTTGCCATCATCCCCTGTTATTGGATCACTATACCAGATTTCAGCACATTCAAGCTGAGACATGGCCGTCTCCGCGATACCTGCATTCTTGTAGTCTAGCTTATTATTTTCCCATGTTTCTTTAACAGCCTGCCCTATCTTCTCGCCTTTTGCATCCGTTTTGCCCATATTTAGTGTAATGCCACCATTGGTAAGAAATGCCACAGCGGTACTTACGATCTGTTTTTGATAGGCAAGCGGCACCCTGGTTATCCTTTCAAGGACATTCTGGTATACTGGCTTTTCATCAGGGCCAAGGATGTCTGATGGCTTTTTAACCCATTTGTCTGGGTAGTGCTGATCACACTTTATTTTATGATTCTCTGTTTCGTACTCATCATATACTTTCTGATCAAATAGCGGCACATGCTCTTTAATGATTGCTTCACAGATTACAGCAGGTTCATTAATATTTTTTGCGAAGAATTGTATATCCATCTTTTAGTTTATTTTATTAAGAAACCCATTCAGGTCTGCGTCTTTTTTGTTTGCCTATGTATTTGGCGTATTCTTCTTTGAGTAAGCCAACAATGAAGTATCTTTTCGTATCGGAAATGTGGCCTATTGGCTCATAGCTTTTCTTTGTGATTGGGTCCATAACCTTTGTCTTGGCCATGTTCCCATTTTCGTCTTCCTGCACACTGTTATAGTCATCAATTGAGGTGATGCAATGGTTGCCTATGAATATCTTCCATAGCATTTTACCTTCGTAAATTTCATTGATAAAGCCGCCCGACATTGCTACCCTGGCCGCTGATTTCTGGACCATGTCACGCACATTAGAATAACCCGTTTTAAGCGTGGCAATGAACTTATCGAAGAAAGACTTGCAATCTTCGTCTATTGTGTTCTCGGCCTTACCTGACGGGTCACCATGCACAAAAACTACATCCTGATGGCCCTTTGCACGTAGGTATTCCAATAGATTTAGAGCGGCCTTGGTGGCGTTGTTGTTAGGCGTTTTGCATAGCAATTCATCTATCTGTAAGATTTCACGCTTGCCGGTATCTACTTGCCAGATGGAAATTGTTACATACGGCCGGACGTTACTATCGACTGACACATGGATGGGTAATTGCTCATACTTGACCGGCTTAGTATTGGCCGTTTCCTCAAATGATTTCCAGAACTCGGACCCCGTTTTAATCACGCCCCAATTACCCAACCCATAGATTCGGTAATAGTTTGGTTTGTGTATTTTATCGTGCTCAAAATCATCAATAGTATGCTTATCAATAAAGCCCTTAGCGGGGTTTTTAGGATGCCCAACTACCCAGTAATTATCCTTGTAGGTAGTCTTGACCAATAGCATATTGCCTCGCGCATTAATATGCACAGAACTATGTTCAGGGTCCAATTGGGTGTATTTAGTAGGCGCACCCGGTACGTTTAGCGGTTGCTCTATCCAAGTTTCTTTGTCAAGGATGCTTGTCTTTATCCAATGCTTTTCGGTGATAGGGTTCCAATCGGCTATGATTTTTTGCCCGGGACGGCCTCTTAAACGCTTCCGGCCTTGATCATAGTCCGCTTCCTCAAATTGGGTAAGCTCATTGTAATAGAGGTATTTGTATTGAGAAAGCCCCTTTAGCTTTTCGCTATCGTCCAGCCCACGGAATCGGATCTTTGCCTTTTCGGTTTTAATCAGGTGCTTTTGGAAGGTTAGCACCTCATCTAATTTTAGATCGCTGCCAATGCCTTTAAAGTCCGAATAGATACTATCATCAATATCCACGCCGAACTTCCGCAAGGCCATTGTGCTATTATTGTATTGGGCAAGTTCCAAGCCGAATGCCTGAGCAACTGTGTGAGTCTTCGCGGCTGAAGACCCACCGTAAATGAAAATAAAACGCAGCTCATCATTCTGCAATGCTGCGCGCAAATGCCAGAACAAAGGATTAAATAAATGAGTTGCGAAATTATATTCCATCAGGCTTCATCTTCGTCGTCCGTAGCTTTAAACCCTACATTCACGACCGGCTTCTTTTGGTTGTTGTCCTTTTCAAACGTTCCAAGGTGCTTGCCAAGTAATTCTAATGCTCTATTTGCCCCGCTGCTGTCAAACTCATAGATTGGTTCGCCTTCTGCGCTTTGAGCCTGCACCATGCACTTTTCAATAGGATCGAATACCATTACCGGCGTTGCTTGCTGGCATTTATTGGCTACTTCTATCAATCCGCGAATGACAAAATCCTGCGAAACCTGCACTCTATCTTTCCTCGCTTCAATTAATTCTTTTATACGTGCGTAAATGTTGGGTTCTGCAAGAAGCTTTGAAGCCTGTGTACGAGCGGTATTATAGGTTGCGTCTTTGTAAACTGTAAGATATGCCTGCGTACCGTTCAGGCTAACAAGGTATTCTTGGCAGAACATCTCTTGCTTTTCATTAAGTAAATCAGGCGTAGTGTCCATAACAATGCGTAAATCCGAGTTTATAAACGAATTTACGATTAGTAAAGATAAGTCTTTATATCATAGACAAAAAATAATGTGCCTTCGCTATGTTGCCTTACTTATCGAGCTTCAATGTTGCATAGGCTGCGTTAAGCTGACCCATAACTAATTGTACAGCATTTTCTATGTCGTAGGTTTCGGCCTCTAGAATGCTTTCTGATCTCACCCACCAACGATTATTTAGTTCAGTGTTGAAGTTCAAATAAAACGTCACAAATAAAGGCTGCCGGTAACCTTCGCTGTGCCTGGAAATGGTAACATGGAACCCTTTATTTGCCACCAAAGCATTTAAGCGTTCTCGTATGAGATTACAGGATATAAAGCCCGGGTCGTTAACTTTATCCATTTAGTTCATTTATTCCTGAATGCTCTGTAAGTGTTGGCTTATCTCGCTTTCTATTCCCCTAAGGGATTCTGGGGCATGCCCAATAAATCGGTAAACGTGATCGATAGGATCGAATTCCATGAAAGCAGGGGATCCAATGCCCTCTACGCGCATAATTGTATGGGTTTCAGCCCAATCAATGTAGCTATCAAAGGTTAGGTCTGCTTGCTGCCCGTCTATTGTAAAAGTTCCTTTTAGCTGCATGGGATAGTGTGCATTTGCCCTCGTTCGTGTTCGATAATTATTTGAATTTTGCAAATGAAGTCTCTGATAAATCGACTTTAGACTAAAAACTAGATATACTGGATTGAATTTTGCAATTCTACCCTTTCAGCAACCCTTTTATCTCTTTCGCTAACACTTCCACCTGATCCGCTTTATGTTTTATCAGTAAAGTATTATCCTGAACGTTCTTCCCTTCCCTGTACGTTATCCCCAATAGCTTGTATAGTGGCACTTCTAAGGCATCAGACAGCCTTATAGCAAATAGTAGGCTCGGCTCCTTGCTTCGCCAGTTACTTTCTAGGTTCTGAGGCGGGATGCCTAGCCTTCTAGCTATCTCAGCCTGATTATTACAGAATGCTAATGCCCTCTGCTTTAGTTCCGCACCTGTCATGATTTGGTTTCAATTGTATGTATTAGCTTCTTTTAAGTTCTATGTAGATCCCTTTTGTTGTCTGAATGGGTATACTATTCTTTGCCACACGCAGTCACGATATTAACTGTCACATTCCCAGATCTTGAAGATGTTGTTGCTGCATTTTGGTAATCCTTGATATCTGATTCTGTCTTATCGCAAACAACGCTATTAGTAACGCTAGGCTGCGCGCCACCACTTGGGGATATGTACGTTGTTGTTCTACACTTCCAGCAGTATTTTTTCTTGCAGGATGCAGATGATAGGATGATTAGTGACAGTACTAGTATTAAGTATGCTCTCATTTGGCTTTATTTTGGATGATGTTTAGCGCTTGCTTTCTGTACCATTTCATCAATGATGAGGTTGGCTTGCTTTATTCGATATTCCTTTATCTGCGTCTGCTCTAGCGGGGATAATAGATTAGTTATTGAATCCAGCTCTGCGGCTAACGGCTTCAGAAGTTTGTTTGTCTTTTTTAGCCCCATGCGCTTTGCCTGGTTTTCTTTGACGTAATACGTCGTTGAATCTACTATTTGCATAGCGCGGTTATACAGCGTATTGGCCTTATCATCCGAACTTACCATTACTGGCGCTGGCGGCTTTTGGTCGCAGGACGTAGCCCCAATAAAAAGCGTAAGTATTAATAGTAAATATCTCATTTTATAAAGTTCTTTCAATTTTTACTGCATTCCACAATTGTATTATATCCACCAGATTAAGCGTAAAATCCTTAAAGTCTGGATTGTAGGATCTGCAGGTTATTGTTCCTGCTTCTACATCATGCGCAATGATCTCCTTTGTCGTTATACCTTCCGTTTTATGAATGATAGTGTACACACTCCATGAGTTTAAATGAAGCTTACTTGTTGCCCATAATGAGCGGCTTATTAATCGGCCAATAACTACATCCCCAGGCGCAATAGAACGCTTTGTCCCATCATCCATGCTTACGTTGTTCTGGCCAATCTCAAAGCCGCGATAGGTGCCTTTGTGCGGTTGTTTGACCATGATTGAGATTATAGGTAACTCTTCTAAATATTCCTGATCACCCCACCCTGTGAGATATCCGGCTGCACTCTTTTGGGTTACTAGCTGCACCTGCATCTGATACCATCCGCTGCCAAGGTCCACAAACTCATTCCCCCCTTTTGATTTGTACGGCGTGCCTGCGTCTGGCAATTGGATTGTGTCGTTCTGAAATCCTTGCTGCGCCCAATTTACACCAACATCCCCATCCAATGGCGAAGGGTTACGATTAAACACGTCCACATCCCCATTCATGATATAATCTTCATTCACGCCGTAAGTGGAACAAAGAGCTTTTACGAA